ATCAACATCGGCATCCAGTATTGGGCCATCAGCAAGAAGGTCTATGGCCTTCAGGCGGACAGTTACATCTACAAGCTACCCCTAGGTGGCAACGACGTCCTTCAGGCGCTGTACCGCAAAATGAACCGCCCTACACCCAACACGGTGGGTGGGTACGCCTCGAGCGCCGGTGGCATCGTTGAAAACGCATTTGACAACAACATTGAAACATCCTGCACCCAAACATCTGCCAACGGAAACATTTCAGTCGACTACGGCACAGACAACTCAGTCTACATCGGCTCAATCGGCATATTGCCAGACGTTTCTGGCTCTTTCAACGTGGTATATGAGTATTCCAATGACGGAATTACTTGGAGCACGCTCGTAGCCCCGGGCGCAGAGACGTGGGTTGACAATGAGTGGATCTGGACAGATGTCAAGGTTGGCCAGACGGCGCAGTTTTACCGAATTCGCGAGACCGGCGGCAACACCCTGAGCCTGCGCGAGCTTTTTTTCGGCAACAATTCGACCGAAATCACGATGTCTCGCCTGAACCGCGACGACTACACCAACCTGCCCAACAAGAACTTCACGGCCAACCAGCCGTTCCAGTATTGGTTCAACCGGACCATCCCGCAGGCTGAGATCTATCTTTGGCCGGTGCCCTCGGATCCGTTCATTCAGATGACGGTGTGGTACTCGCGCCAGATCATGGACGTAGGCGACCTATATGGTGAGCTGGAGGTCCCGCAGCGCTGGTACGAGGCCGTCATCATGATGCTGGCTCACCGGATGAGCCTAGAGCTGCCCGGCGTAGACATGGCCCGCGTGCAGTACCTTGAGGGTCAGGCCGAAAAGTACCTTGGCATTGCCGAGGAAGAAGAACGCGACAAGTCGCCAATCTACTTCGCCCCAAATATTTCGTGCTACACAAGGTGACCTATGGCCATCTTTCTGGACACCCTCGGATACTCTGACATCGCGATTGCGGTGTGCGATCGCTGCAAGATGAAGCGCCCGCATGCCGTAATGCGCAACGACCCCAACTTCCCGGGGCTCAGGGTATGCAATGAGGGCTGTGCAGACCAGCTTGACCCCTACCGTTTGCCAGCACGCAAAACCGAAAGGATAACGATTCGGTTTCCTCGTCCTGACGTAAGTGTGGCCGTTGACCCCAACAATTTGACCGCGTCAGGCGCATATGACGGGTATGTGCTCTCGCCCCAGCAAAACATTGAGACCCCTGAGAACAACGGGAACCTTGATGGGATAGAAGTCCAACCGAGCTGACATGGCAAACGTAACCATCACCCAACTGCCGCCAGCGGGCCCAATTACGGGGTCTGAGGCGGTTGCAATTGTCCAAGCTGGGCAGACAGTCAAAACCACCACCGGCGCAATCTCCGCCTCGCCGTCGCAGCCCTACACCTACCTGACCGTCACCCAAACGCCCCAGTTGGCCAACAGCCGGTACTTCGGGGCAACCAACGGTCTGACGCTGACCGACGGCGGTGCGCAGGGGGTATTCAATATAACGACCACAGGCGCTCTTTTGTCGTTGGTGAACTCCAGCACCGGGTTTCAGGTAAAAACGTCTTCTACGACCCTTGCAAGCCGTTCTATTGCTGTTTCCGGGGCTGGCCTGTCCATCGCCGACGGAAGCGGGGTTGCTGGTGACCCCACCGTCTCTTTGAGCGGGCAGGTGCTGAATTTTGCCAACGCCAGTTTTGATGGCCTTGTAGTGCTTTCAACCGGCGGAGGTATAACCTCTGCGGTCATTGCGGGAACTGCAAACCAAATTTCCGTGGCAAATGGGAACGGGATAAGCGGCAACCCGACGATTTCTTTGGCTGACAACGCCGTTATGCCGGGGACCTCCGCTATGACGGTGGTCACAGGCACCATTGCCCAGCAACCCTCTGGATCTCAAGGACAGTTCAGATTCAATAGCGACACCCAGACGTTTGATGGCTATGCCGCTGGGATGTGGCGGCAATTTACAGCCAGTGGCGGCGTCCTGACATTCAGCGGCGGAACCACAGGGCTAACCCCATCTACTGCTACCGCTGGCGTCGTAACGCTTGGGGGCATTTTAAATACCGCCAATGGCGGCACTGGCACAATCTACGGAGTTTCCGGCGGGACTTTCTAAGGAAAAATTATGGCTGCAACGAACTACACCCCGATCCAACTCTATCACTCAACGACTGCATCTGCCGTACCACTGGCGGCAAATCTTGCGCAAGGTGAATTGGCAATCAACATCACTGACGGCAAGCTGTATTACGAAGACAACGGCGGCGTTGTTCAGGTAATTGCCACCAAGGGTACTGGCACGATCGGCGGTTCAACCACGCAGATCCAGTACAACAACGCAGGCGCGTTGGCCGGAAATGCCGCGATGACGTTCAACAGCGGGACCAGCACCACTACGCTGACCACGCTGAACCTCACCAATGCCCTTGGAGCGATCTATGGCGGCACGGCGCAGTCCGCCTATACCCAAGGTGACGTTCTGTACGCCTCGGCCACCAACACGCTTGCCAAGCTCGGCATTGGAGTGGTCAACTACATCCTGACATCCACCGGCTCGGTCCCTCAGTGGGTTGCCCCCACCAGCATTACCGTCAACACGGCGACCAACCTTGCCGGAGGCCTTGCGGGGTCGGTCCCCTACCAGTCCGCTTTGGACACGACCACTTTCTTGGCCATTGGAGCCGCGAACCGGGTCATGACGTCCACCGGGTCCGCCCCGCAGTGGGTGACGTCCCTGACGGGCCTTACGGGCGTTTCCAGCTCGTCTATCACGAACACCAGCCTGACCTCCGGCCGGGTGGTTATCAGCTCGACTGCTGGCCTTGAGGCTGACTCGGCAAACCTGACCTTCAACGGCACGACCCTGTCAACCACCGGCCTGTCAAATACCGGCTTCAGCACCTTGGTCAAAACCCTGACCTTGGGCGACTCCAGCTTCAACGGCGCGGCGGTGTTTGCCCCCGCTACGCCTGCCAAGCTGTATTTGGGTACTGGTACCGTGACTGACGTCACCTCGGCCGCCAGCGCAACCAACACCACGGGTGCGATCGCCTCCTTGGCCATCACGCCAATCGCCGCGACCAACACAAGCGTCACCTACACCAACGCCTCGACCCTGTACATCGCAGGCGCTCCGAGTGCCGGTACGAACATCACGATCACCAACCCGTACTCGCTGTACATCGCCGCTGGCGCTTCGTACTTCGGCGGGTTGGTTACTGCAACTGGTTTTTCTGGCCCGCTTAACGGCACTGTGGGGGCTACAACGCCTACGACGGGGGCTTTTACTACGCTGACAGCGAGTGGGTTGCTTGATGGTGCTAACTTTACCATCGGCAACGGAGGTGGTTCGTATTTTGGTCTTGTTAATGATGCTCTTGGAAGGGCAAGTCCAAACTACGCTATTCAGCAAGGAAGCTCTGGCAATACGATAGTCGGCGCACCAACCGGCCAGACGGTTACGCAAGCCGTTAATGACGTAGCTGTTACCGTTGCCTCCTCCGCTGGCCTAGCCGTAACAGGCACTCTAAGCGCTACGGGTGCTATAAAGTCAACTGGAGCAAATCTAGTCAATGAAGCCAGCGCGGCTAAGTTTAGCCAAGAAGGCGTAGCCACCTCAAGAGTATCGGCTTACGGTAACGATGCTTCAACGCAAGGTGCCTTGCAAATTCGCACAGTATCAAGCGATGGTACGGCTTCAGCAATACCTGCAACCTTCTCCTCCACCGGCCTAGCAGTCACCGGGGCGCTGAGTTCTAGTGGTCAGATACGCAGCAGCGGGGCTGTTTCCACAAATTCTGTTGGGCTTGCGCTCGGGTATAGCGGAGCTAATGTTTCGCTTGTGGGCGCATGGGGGAGCGGCGGAGCTACTCGCGGAATCTTGTCGTTTTATCTTTCAGATGTAGCTGGGACTATCGGTAATGAGTACATGCGACTTACCGACACCGGCCTAACATTAACCGGAACTGCTGCAATTAGCGGCGCTGTCACCCTCTCAGGCGGGACCGCAAATGGCGTGGCTTACCTTGACGGCTCCAAGGTGCTGACGACGGGGTCTGCGCTGACGTTTGATGGGGCAAATTTAACGGCTCCAAGAACACAAGTAACCACAGTTGGAACGCCACCTGCATCTGGCGCAGGTATTGAAATTGTGGGTGGAACAACGCCTGTTATTTTGGCGTACAACCGTGGCACATCGGCGTACTTACCTTTTACACAATACGGCTCCGCTTTTACATGGAGCATCAATGCCGTTTCTTCTGATCTTATCTTAACCAGCACAGGGCTGGGTATTGGGACGAGTTCGCCCAGCAACCCGTTGCACATCAACGCTGCGGCAGGGGCGTCTATTGCGCGGTGGTCAGACTCAACTAACGGTGTGCTTGGCTTTATTGGTTCTGCTTCTGGATTGATGTCTGGGGCACCAGCAAACCAACTTGCTATTCGCGCCGAAAACGGGCTGCGTCTTTCAGGGCAAGGTAACAACACGTCGGCAATTATCGACGCCTCCGGCAACCTAGGTATTGGGACGAGTTCGCCTGCGCAAAAATTAGATGTTATAGGGAATGTACGGGTTGGCACATCAACATGGGGTATTACAGCGTTAACTCCTACTGGATGGGGTTTTACGCCGAGCTCCTATCCAGTTGTCATGATTGGTCAATCGTCAGGGTTTTCGACCGTATCTATTGGCTATGACCCGTCAGGCAATACAAATTCCGCATTTTCAGGTGATGGTAGAGAAGTTTTGTTCAGAAATGGCGCGCAGTTTGTAACACCAAATGCAGCAAATACCGCTTTTAATCTTTACAACCTTGTATTACTTGATGGAAACGTAGGTATTGGGACGAGTTCGCCGGCAGCATCAAAACGCTTGCATGTAGCGGATGTAGCAGCGGGCTCTGGAATGCGCGTTAGCGGCCCAGTTAGCGACAATGCATGGGCGGGTGGGAT